TACACCGCGGTTCAGTCGCTGATCACGGCGATCGGGGACGCGACGATCACGCCGACGCCGTCCTGGATCCAGCCGCCCGCCGGGGTCTCGGTCCTGTGTTTCACCAAGGCCAACGGCAACCCAGGCGCCGTGATGTGGCAGAGCGCGGCCCTCTGCGACCCGAACACCTTCGCGCTCACGCCGCCGGCGCCGATCACGCTGCCGCTGCCGTCCTCGCTCCCGCCGGTTCAGCGCCAGGTCTTGCAATACGACGGCACCCTGAAGACCGACATCGTCACTGGCTCGTTCGCGCTCGACGACAAGGTCGCGATCCTGCTCGAGTAGCCCGAATCAGGCTCCAGGACCAGGACTCGCGGGGAGCCTCGGCCGAACGGCCCCAGGGCTCCCCTTCTGCTCCCCAAGCGAGCCACATGCCGCACACGAGAAAGCCTCAAGACCAGCGTCCCGCCCAAGGCGACCGCAACCTCGCGCGGCGCCTCGAGCGCGTGCTCCGAGAGCATCACGAAGCGCTGGCATATCTCGACGCAAGAGAGCGCGCAACGCCGTGTTCCGGTTTTGCGACATCGTTTGAGGAGCCGAACGGGCCAAACCTCGCGCGTGCGGGCGTCATCTGATGGCGAAGGGCGGCCGGCGGAAGACGCCCGCGACCGGGCTCGGCTGGGGCGGCCCAGCCAAGGGCGCGGGAAACGGAAAACCGCGCTACGTGTTCGGCAAGCCCGGCCCCGGCCGCGGCCATTTCTCGATCGCCGGCGAGAACCGGATGGAGCGCGAGGCCCGCATCGCCGAGGAGATGCGCGAGCTGCTCTACGGGTTCGCGACCGACGACGGCCGGCAAGACCTCATCCGGCTCCAGGCGTCGGACAAGCTGCTGAACCGGATCGAGGGGCTACCGGTCCAGAAGGTCGTGCAGCAGCAGCAAGACGCGCTGTCTCGGATGACGGACGAGGAGCTCGAGGCGTACGCTGAGCAGCAGCGCGCACGGATCGCGTCCTACGACGAGGCTCGGGCTAAGGAGTCGGACCCGAAGTGAATAGCGCGCCGAATAAAACCTGTGCACTGGTCACGATGCACCGAATGAACCACCGTGCACGTCGGTCTCCAGGCGATGGGCGACCATCATATCGTTCGCCGGGGAACCATCGCCGGTGCCGATAGCGACTGAGCGCGAGGAGCGCGAGAGCCTGATCCGGCTCGATCGCGCGATCTGGGAGCGGCGCTGCCGATCGGACCTCACCGCGTTCGCGATCGAGGCCCTCGCGCCGCTGGGCCAAACGCCCGCGCGCCATCACCGCCTCTTGATTGAGACCCTCGAGCGGGTCGAATCGGGCGAGATCGATCGTCTCATGGTGTTCATGCCGCCCGGTCACGGGAAGAGCATCTACTCGTCCGTGCTGTTCCCGGCGTGGTTCTTCGCGCAGCAGCCGAACCGCGATCTGATCGGCGCCAGCCACGCGGCCAACCTCGCCGAAGACTTCTCGGGCCGGATCCAGGGGCAGATCCGCCACAACGCTTCGCTCCTCGGCTACAACCTCTTGAGCGAGAGCGTCCAGAGCTGGCGCACGACGAACGGCGGGATCTTCCGCGCCGCGGGCGTCGGCGGCGGTATCACGGGTAGGCGTTCGGACCTGACGCTGATCGATGACCCACTCAAGGGCGCGGCCGACGCGGAATCCGAGATCGTTCGCGAGAGCCAGTGGTCGTGGTATCAGTCGGAGGTCTACACCCGGCGCAAGCCCGGGAGCCGTATCGTGCTGATCATGACCCGCTGGCACCCGGACGACCTCGGCGGCCGGCTTCTCCAGGCGGCGGAAACCGGCGGCGACAAGTGGACCGTGCTGAAGCTGCCCGCGATCTGCGACTCGATCCACGATCCGCTGGGCCGTAAGCTGGGGGAGGCGCTCTGGCCGGAATGGCAGGACGAGGCCGAGCTGGCGCGCATCCGCGGCGTCGTCGGCGAGTACGTCTGGGGCGCGCTCTACCAGCAAGACCCGCGGCCGCGCGGCGCGTCGTACTTCAACGTCGACCATCTGCTCGTCGACGGCCAGCCGGTCCCGACCCCGGAGAAGTGCGACACCGTGTACGCGGTGATCGATACGGCGATCAAGACGGGGACGGACCACAACTCGACCGCGGTCACCTACTTCGCTTACAACGCGCTTACGAAGCCCTCGACGCTCGTCCTCGACTGGGATCTCGTCCAGGTCGAGGGAGCGGACCAGGCGGATTGGCTCCCGAGCATCTTCGCCCGCTGCGAGGAGCTCGCGCGCTACACCGGCGCCCGCCGCGGCAGCTCCGGCGCGTTCATCGAGGACAAGGCGACCGGGATGGTCCTGCTCCAGCAGGCGAAGAACCTGAAGTGGCCGGCGCACCCGATCGACTCGAAGCTGACCAGCATGGGGAAATCGGAGCGCGCGATCGCGGCGAACCCATACGTCGTCGCCGGCGAGGTGAAGATGACGTCCGAGGCGTGGAACAAGGTGAAAGTCCACAAGGGCCGCTCAGCGAACCATCAGGTCGTCCAGATCAGCGACTTCCGCATCGGCTCGGCCGACAAGAGCGCCAACGACCTTCTGGACACGTTCTGCTATGGCGTCTGCATCGCGCGGGGGACAAACTCCGGGCCACGAAAGGGCATCTGAGTGTACGACAACTCGGGCGAGAGCGGCTTCTCGAATCTCGGGCTAAACGGCGGGCTGAGCTCGCCCCTCGTTCAGATGCTCATGGCGCCCGAGATCGTCCCCGGCGAGCCGCCGAGCTACCAGCTCTGCAAGACGATCTTCGCGTATCACCCGCTCGGCGCGACCCTCGCCGCCGCGCCCGTGACGCAAGCGCAGTCGCAAGCGCGGCAGATCAGCGTCCCAGACCTCGGCGAAGCGCGCATCGTCAAGCAATTCACCGACACATGGGACTCGCTCGGAGGGCGCAACTCGCTCGGGCGCGTGTCGGCGACGGACCTCATTCACAACGTGATGACGCAAAGCCGGATCTACGGGATCGCGTCGCTCGTCATCGGCGAACGCGACGGCGACCCGATGAACCCGCTCGACATCAACAAAGTCGGGGAAGCCGATCTCTTCTTCAACGTCCTCGACCCGCTGAACACGGCGGGCAGTTTGGTGCTGAACCAGGACCCGAACTCGCCCGACTTTCTCAAGGCGCGCGCCGTTGCGGTCGCGGGCAAGGAGTACCACCCGTCGCGCACGTTCGTGAAGATGCACGAGCAGGCGCTCTATATCGAGTGGTCGCCGTCAGCGTTCGGCTTCGTCGGCCGCTCGATCTATCAGCGCGCGCTGTTCCCGCTGAAGAGCTACATCCAGACGATGATTACTGACCAGCTCGTCGCACAGAAGGCCGGGCTGCTCGTTGCGAAGATGGAATCTCCCGGCTCGATCATCGACCAAGTCATGCAGACGATGTTCGGGTTCAAGCGCGGGCAAATCAAGGCGGGCGTGACGGGGCAAGTTCTCGGCATCGGCGTTTCTGAAGAGATTGAGTCGCTCAACCTGCAAAACCTCGACAAAGCGGGAGAGTTCGCGCGTACGAACATCCTGAAGAACATCGCGACCGCCGCGGGGATGCCGGCCGCGATCGTGGCGAACGAGACGCTGACCGAGGGCTTCGGCGAGGGCACCGAAGACGCGAAGATGATCGCGCGCTACCTCGACTACGTGCGGCAAGACATGGCGCCGCTGTATGCCTTCATCGATCGCGTCGTCATGCGCAAGGCGTGGACGCCGGAGTTCTACGAGACGATGCGCACCGCGTACCCCGAGGAGTACGGCCGGATCCCGTACGAGACGGCACTCTACCGGTGGATCGAGCTGTTCAAGGCGACGTGGCCGAACCTCCTCACCGAGCCGGACAGCGAGAAGACCAAGACGGCCGACGTCCAGCTCAAGGCCGTCGTCGCGATCGTCGAGGTGCTCATGCCAGCGCTCGACCCCGAGGCGAAGGCGAACCTCATCGCCTGGGTAGCCGACAACGTGAACGAGAAGCCCGAGCTCTTCGCCGGCAAGCTCGATATCGACGTCGACGCGCTGCAGGCGTTCCTCGAGCAGAACGCTGCGGCGGCGAAGGAGGCGACCGAAGAGGCGGAGATCGGCGAGGAGGAACCGACTCGGCCGAAGCCGTTTAGCGCCGCGTCGTGAACGGGCCGCGCGCGCGCTTCCGGACGCTCCTCCTCCAGGCCACTCGCGAGTTCGCGCGGACCGGGTATCGATCGGAAT